CAACATCTTGCAACATCTTACAACATCTTACAACATCTTACCAATCACCACCGGTTTCGGTAGCTTTTGTTTCTTTATTTGATGTTTCCTTTTTCCCATCTTTCTTTTCATCTTTCTTTTCCGCAATCAGTTCCTTATATTTGGCATAACTGGCAACGGAAATGACTTTAGCGAACCCGGCTTTATCCAAGCGTGACTCAATCATAAATGTTTTCCCTGGTAGACGTGTTTTTACGCCATCCATTATTTTCTTGTCAAATACAGTCACATCATCACCTGGAAATTTTTCGCAAATTGTTTTCCATAGACCGGCAGCGTCAAGAATCGTGGCCATCAAATCACCGCCATTAGCTTCAAATACCGAGCATCCGACAGTTCCACCATTTGCCGGATCATCATCATTTTTAACCTTCATAGGAATTTTCCATCCCTTATAACCTTCCTTGTCCTGATAAATATTTCCGCCTTTATCTGCAATGTAATTAATTCCATCCTGAACTTCAATTTCGTGCCAGCCATCGGGCACCTGAATTCCTGTAAATGTTTTTCCATCATGAGCCTGTTCTTTCATTTTTTTCTCCTTAAATTAAATCCGGTTAAAATAACGTTTAACTTTTTCCTACCCGTTTTAACGCATGCATATTCGATTTCGTTTCCTTAAATGATTTGCAAAAATCCTGTATTCCAATCTGTTCATTTGCATAAAACGCGTTCACGGCAGCTTCAATTTCATTTTCGTCACCCTGGATATCAAAAGATACTCTGGTATCAGCTGTGTTGTTCCTATCTACCCAGGGAACTACTATAAATCCTTTCAATTTCAGAAAGGCAACCAGCATCATATCTTCATAACTGGTTGTATTTGGGTTTTTGTTACCCATCGAGTCACCCATCGAGTCACCCATCGATCTACCTCCTTGTTCAGTATTTAACACGGTTAAATTATGCCACATCATCACCTCCTTATTCACAGTAGTTAACTCCCTCTCTTTTCTCCTTCACGACGCTTAATTCCAACTGCCATAACTGTCATATTAATTTGACCAGTTCAATCTCATTCAACACATAAAAATCGTATTGTTTTGTGGATATATCATAGGAATCATTATTGCCTATAATAATATGTAAACCTTCTTCTGTTTCAGTAACATCATCTTCGTTGATGATGGGACTATAACAATCTACCGGTTTATTATTATGATATAAAACACATTCGTAAACCATTTCTTACCTCGTTATTTTTCTCCAGATCTGCCGTGTGCGTAATCGAGAATCTTCTTAATATTAAATAGTTTTCTCCTCACCCCACCTTCCGGTCTTATTCCTGTAAACTTGCTTAAAAAACTACCATCATCCTCAAATGACACCAACGGAGGATACTCAACCTGGCCATCAATGATATTCCGTTCCACTAACCCAATCATATCAAAAAATCCTTTCATATCCCTGGGAAATTCCTTTCCTGCCAGAGCGGGAGCGCAGGATAGATCACGGTTCCATTTTGGTGAATCCTGCGACCGGGCAGTGCAGATCACATCAATTCCAGCGATAGTGAGCTGTTCAAATCCTTTCATTAACCGAATCATTTGTTTACTGAGCACTCCATACATTTCAGGAGTGCCTTTAACCCTTGTCGTCATATCCTTTTCACTTTTATCATTCTTTTTATCTCTGGACTCATAATTCTCAGACAGAATCTCATCGGCCAGGTGAACATTCATTACATGGGTCAGGCCATCGAAAAGAACAGTTTTAATCTTTTCAAAGTTCTTTACATCATAGATGGTTTCCAGCAAATCATCCCAACCTTCATAATAACCAATCTTTAACTTTATATCCGGTCGGTTAATCGCTTTCACCGTTAGGTCAATCTGTCCTCTTTCCGCCACTATCCAGTAAATTGGGTCTTGAGCCGTCTGGATTGTTGTTGCTGATTTACCAACTCCTGAATCCCCATAAATCAGGATAAAGTTGCCACGATCGTCTTTATGGGATATGTCTGGTTTATAGATTCCTACTCTCAATTTTCAATTCCTCCTTTATATATTTTTATTTATTTCTTTCACCATTTTCCAATTACTTTTTCTCTTATTGTATAATTATCTTCATTCCAGTTTCCATTCCTGCAAATTGGCAGCATATCGCAGGCAATTCCCGGAAGAACTGAGCTGCATACCCGGTCATTACGATACCAGCCATCCAACCACCTTGCGTTATATATTTCCCTGAAAACATGAATAAACCGGCTTTTTAATTCCTCAGGATTAAACTCATTCCGGTAATATTTCCTCCCGTATTTATGAGTCTTGATATCATATCCCAGAAAATAATGTGTTGGCCGGGAGATTACGTCCTGATAAACCCGTTCTTCATAATCTTCCGGGCTCTCATCCTTATGTTTTCCAACGGATTTGAGGTCGGGAGTGCGGACTATTTCCATAATACAATATTCCAGAGAAGGGTCGGCAAGAAAATATACCCCAACCTGAGACTGGATAAAATAGGTATTTTCATAGTTGGTTGGTCGGCTGGATAGTTTATTTTCCACAAAATATGTTGGATATTTCCTGTCATAATAACCGTTTACCAGCATTTCTACCGGAGAATTATCTGCCCAGGTCGAATTAAATGGTATTGCAAGGTCGATTTTGGCCTGTAAGTTTCCGTTGGGTTCTGTGATAATTTCCAGTTGTTTATATGCGCGGTAGATACCTTTGACACTGGCCACATCTTTGGCCTCCATTTCGTATTCAGCAATTACTTCAGATATATTGTGTAGTTTTTGACTGGATAACAGGTTTTGAAGCACTCTGTCCCATAATACACCTTTCTTCAACGCTGAAGATAGTTGAGGTTTGTTAATCTGGATTCCCCTAATTGCTTTTAGGTAATACAAATAATGGCAGGTAAGAAAATCGGATACTGAAGAATAGGACAAAGGTATAATCCGTTTGCAGTCGGCAAGGCACCTGTATAGTTCCTTCTTTTTACAGTATCCGCATACCTTTTCATTTTCCGCCTGGTCGTAATATTGGCAGGCGCCTCGGTGAAAATCGGGAATAAATTGATTGCATAATGGCTCGTAAAAATCTTCAATAGTGGGGGGCATAATTATTCTCCTTTCTGTTTCGTGTTCCGGGTTCCGGGTTCGTTGTTCGTTGTTATTGTTTTCGTTTATATTTTTTGTAATACTTTTCTATAATATCCCAACTGGCCATCCTTCCGGAAGATGTTTTATTTGCAATTCTCCAAAGAGTAGAGCATGGTATTTTCATCCTTCGGGATAATTCCAGCATGGATATTTTTTTCAGGTCTTTTGTAATTTTATTTAAAAGTCTGGTTTGCATGGCTTCTTATTTTTCACAAGTGAAAAATAAAGTCAAGAGAAATTTTAAATATTTTTTACTTATTTTGATTAGTGTTTATATACAATAGGTTAAGATTGGGGATAAAAATATTTTTCATAAGTGAAAAATTTTCCTTGACAGAAAATAATCACCTGGTGTAGAAACATAGCCATGAAAGAGAAACCAATTACCAAATACCGATCTAAAATAAAATTTTCAGCGCACATTGACTATGAAGGCAATGAGTTTGACTATATCACCATGGCTTATGATGAAGCCGGAGCGCTGAATAATTTCCTCTATCAGTTGTCTCGAGAAGTCAATGAACCACCACCGTTGCTGAGATGGAAATTTAATAATGATAAATTTGATGATGTGGACATCAAAAAGGTAAAGAGTGGGAAATGATAAAAAATGAACAAAAAGAAAAAGATTACATTCGTTGGCATCAGAATTTAAACGAACTGATTTATGACTACGAACGACAGACCAGAAAACTTCCATCAAAGACAACCGTAAGAGAGTTGTTGAAATGGGTAAAGGAGAAAGCTGATGGCTGAAGAAAAAAAATGGTTTGAAATCTCTGCTGATGAACTCCAACACCGCACAGAGCAGAAACAGAAATTACAGGATGAGCCGGTGTCTCAAGCGGTAGCTATCCTGGAAACCGCGGTGGATAAGGTTTTAAACACTTTAGGGGTTGACACCTCTGATAAAGAGTCTATTGCCCAACAAATGATCGATTTGAATATTATTATGACAGAAAATACCGATGAACGCACGCCGCAATTAAATGGATTTTACATATTTACCCGGAAACTATTGCGTAACGGGAAATATGATATTGTTCCTTATGCCTGGGTGGGCGCAGCAAGACTGAATAGTTTAAAAGAATGTTTTGTTGATATTCAATGGTATCAAAAGGAACAGCTTACTGAAGTTGGAGGAGTAAGGCTGATTCAGTGACTGTCACGTCTGTGGGGGAAAAACAAATCAAAGAAAAACATTGAGTTTAACTTTTTAGGGAGGGGAATTGGAAATGTCAATTAAACAGTTGTACCAAGAGCATAAGGGTAAAATATCCGATAAATGGACATTGTATCTTGCTGAGTTCGATCGTCTATTTTTACCTTATCAAAACAAGAATGTCCGATTATTAGAGATAGGTATTCAGAATGGTGGATCGTTGGAAATATGGGCTAAATATTTTGGCAATGCAAAAGCCATAGTCGGTTGTGATATAGATGCTAAATGTGGGCAACTACGGTATGATGATGATCGTATCGTAGTTATTGCAGGAGATGCAAATTCGCTTGACTGTCAAAAACGAATTATTCAGTGTGCTCCCCAATTTGATATTATCATTGATGATGCGTCGCATAAATCAGGTGATATAATACGTTCGTTCTCCAAGTATTTTCCTTATCTTGACGATTGCGGACTCTATATCGTAGAAGATCTTCATTGCAGTTATTGGAATGATTTTGAAGGCGGATTACATAATCCTTTTTCTAGTATTTCCTTTTTTAAACGACTGGTTGACATAGTAAATTATGAGCATTGGAGAAATGAAAATCCAAGAATAAACCTGTATAAAGAATTTATAAAAAAATACGAGTTAGAACTTAATGATTCGATTCTTGCAGGAATTCATTCTGTCGAGTTTATTAATTCATTATGTGTTATTAAAAAGTTAACACGGGAAGAAAATGAACTTGGCAGGAGATTCATAGCTGGGCTGGAAGAATCAATATCAAATGGCTGGCACAAATTAGACGGTACCTTTATTCAAAATATAGCGGTGAATATCTTTGATACAGAAGATTATGACTGTTCCGCTTATCAGG